AATCAGTTACGGTCAGACGACGGGGGCACCGTATCAGGCCGCATTTCCATGAACTCGCCCAACCTACAACAAATCCCGGCCCGCGACCCAGAGCTAGGCCCCATGATCCGCTCGCTGTTCCTACCCGAAGAGGGACAGCAGTGGGCGGCCATAGACTTCTCGCAACAAGAGCCACGGATTTTGGTTCACTTTGCCAAGAACTACGGCGACTATAAGAACATGCCCATGGAGGGCGTAGAAAGCTTTGTAGACGGCTACCGTAACAACCCGGATATGGACTTCCACAGCATGGTCAGCGAGATGGCAGGTATCCCACGTAAGCAAGCTAAGGTGATCAACCTTGGCATGATGTACGGCATGGGCGTCAACAAGCTATCTGACCAGCTAGATTTGTCCGTGGACGAAGCCAAGGCGTTAACGCAGAAGTATCACAAGCGCGTACCATTCGTGAAAGGGCTGATGAAGGGCGTACAAAACAAGCTTAACGACCCACGGTCATCAGGCAGTATCCGCTCATTACGGGGCAGGAAGTGCCGCTTTGATCTGTGGGAGCCAAACAGTTTTGAAATGCATAAGGCTCTTCCCCGCGAAGAAGCAATCGCGACCCACGGGCCAACGACCAGTTTGCGTCGGGCCTACACGTACAAGGCTCTGAACCGTTTGATACAGGCGTCTGCCGCAGACATGACTAAGCAGGCGATGATAGACGTTTGTGAAGCGGGTTTTATTCCCATGTTGCAGGTTCACGACGAACTGGCCTTTTCTGTAGACAGCCCGGAACAAGCTAAGGAGCTTGCCCGAATCATGGAAAACGCGGTGCCATTACAGGTGCCGAATAAATGTGATGTAGAAGTAGGCCCAAGCTGGGGCGAGTGCGAGGATATTAGTGATGGGTGATATCAGAACTGCCTCTAAGATAGGCACCATTTATTATGACCTATATGACGGCGAAGGGTTTATTGTCTTAAACGACCGTTGGTTTGTCCTTTTGCCTGACGTTTGCGAGCTAGATGTCTTGCAGGACCTGATTGCCGACCTGACTAAGATGTATGACGATGTCCGTGCAGAAACGTTTTCTGAGGTTGATCCCGACTAGGATCGTCCGTATACTCTCTTATACCAAACTAGGAGAAGTGTAATGGACACTACCAAATGGAAATCCGTGTTGTTGCCGCGCGACGTTTATGAAGAGCTAGTAGTGATTGCTCGCGTTGAAGGGCGTACAATTAGTGGACAGCTTCGTTACATTCATGAGGGCTGGAAGATGGCAAATCTGTCAGACGGCGATCAAGAATACATTGCGGAGCAGGTTGATTCGTTTAAGAAGGAGAATGGCGTAGACCTTACGTCCAAGAGCTTTTCAATATGAGTCGATTCACAACAATGCAGGCGGAGTTTGACAAGGCGCTAAGAAAGCTTGAAGAAGCTTACGAGAGCGGCGATCAGATCGACCGGTCTGATTTTGACAAACTACATATTTGGCATGAGTTTCTCAAAACCAAGCTAGACGCGGAACGAGAAAAGAATGCTAATGAAATTTAATAACTGACATGGTTTCTGGTACGTTTGATAAGAGAACTGGAAAGTGGTATTTCGGTATGGATTCCGAAGACGTGAAGATTGCCATGGAGGCGGCATACCAAACTGCCGACCGCCTTCAAAAACCAGTGGCAATTCAATGCGACCTGTCTGTTGTACCCGCCGATCAGGCCACGAAAGAAGTGCTTGAAATAGTTCGACCGTAGTGCTACTTTGAGGGCGTGACATGTTCTCATGCGTGTCACTCCTAAAACGTTTGATTAGGGTTAATGTTAAACTCCCAAAGTGAACATGCTACTAACCCGGCCCCGCGCAATGCGGGGCTTTTTTTTGCGCTGGCGCTTTTCGTATGCTAAGTTATCCAACTAATGCAGATGAGGCGCATACGTGCAGTTAATCGACGCGATTGATATGGGTACAGCAAAAGCCTACAAAAACGAACGGCGGTGCTATATAGGCGCAAGCAACGTGGGCAATCCCTGCCACGCTTTCCTTCAGTACAGCCTGCGCGGCTACCCGCAAAATCCCCCACCACCCGCAGTCGTGCGGATCTTTGCCCTCGGACATTACTTGGAAGAAGTGGTTGTCGAAGACCTGAAGATGGCGGGCGTCTACGTTCAGGAGGTCAACCCCAAGACCCAGATGCAATGGACGTACACGGCCCTCGGTGGACACCTACGCGGCCACGCCGACGGCGTCATTAACAACGGCGAATCGATGCAGATCCTTGAGATCAAGTCGATGAACGAAAAGAAATGGCGCACCTTTAAAAACTTGGGAATCGAAAAAAGTCACCCAATTTATTACGACCAGATGCAACTCCTCATGGGGCTGTCTGGCTTCAAATCCGCATGGATGGTGGCGTACAACAAAAACACCTCCGTGTACCACGCACAGAATGTCCCCTTCGATGAACCACGGTTCAAGGACCTGTTGCGTAAATCCATATCCGTGGTCCGTGGCTCGTCCACTACTCGCATCTCAGATACCCCGGATTGCTTTGAGTGCAAGTACTGTAACTACAAGCCACACTGCTGGCCCGACGGTGAACAACCTCTTCCCCTATCCGTCGAATGCCGGACCTGTCGTCACGCCAAACCGACAGCAAAACGCAAGTGGTATTGTACGCTACATAAGTCACGGGCCACGGACCCCTGTTCACAATGGTCAAAGTTGCAACCGGAATGACCATTAAACGAATCCACGTAAACCAACACGTCATTCGCCGCAACAAAAAAACCGGCGAAAGAAAACCAGTGATTACGGTCAAAGAGGGTAAAAGCAATACCTATGGCCACAGCGTCACGGTCCACGGGCCTAGCACCGTTGTTTATTCTCCTGATAAACCGTTGCCTTGCGGCGCGCAGGTGTGGGTTGAAACCACAGCAGAGGTTGACATTGCATGAGTACAAGCGGAGACATTTGTTGGTGGTGTCGTGGAAAACTGATATGGGGCGGCGACCATGACTTGGAAGACGACGACTTCTTTGACATGTCCAGTAACTTGACCTGCTCCGACTGCGGCGCACACGTTATTTATTACCGACCTATTGAGGAGGAAAATCCTGATGGCTAACAAAAAACGCCGCGCCCGTGGCAAAGACGGACGATTCATCGCGGACAACCCCGAAACGGAAGTCAACGAAGCGTGGGAACAACCGCAAAACGCCACCGTGTCCATAACCGCGCCCCCTGCGGCGGAGGGAGATTCATCGAAAAAACTTTACCGCATTACGGAACCCGAAAAAAAATTAATGGGTTGGCAGGGATACCTCGCGTTGTTTCTAATTTTCTTGTTTATCTCCTTGCTTAACATAGTGTAATCACGTATACCTGACCCCCAAGATTAATCGCATGTGGGGGCAGGCGGTTGGATCGGCTTACTTGCAAGATCTGCAAGAAAAGAAAAGTTAAAAAATATTTTGGCGAGCGATACCACAGTACGGGCACGTATAAAGGTGGGAAACCCGTTTGCATTGATTGTGACTCAGAACGTCATAAAACCTCCGTCTACAAATCACCTCGCAACTACCTCTCCTCACGGCACAGGGACATGCGGCAACGCGTCCGGCGCTACAAGATAGAATTTGACGAAAGGGTTGACTTAGATTTTCTATGCAATCTATTTCAAGAACAGCAGGGACTATGTGCCGTGTCCAACCTGCCCATGACATGGATGCACGAAGGACTGTCATCGAACCACGGCTCACGGCGCGGGACCAATATTTCTATTGACAGAATTGACCCGGATATCGGCTACGTGCCCGGTAACATTCGACTCGTTTGCGACCGCGTTAACAAAATCCGGTCCAACATGGCCGACGGCGATCTTTACTTCTGGTGTGCGGTGCTAGCGAACGCGCTTCAGAAAAACTAAGCCTGCCTCACCCGACGCGCGACTTCTTCAATCAACTGAAGACGGCTGGCATAAAATGCTTCGTCCCGCTCTTCGTCTTCTTCCTCACGCGCTTCCGACTCCCCGAAATTTAATTCACTCTCTTCTTCCAGATCGTCAAGCACCAAGTCTTCCCAATCATCGTCTTTTTCAGCCATGAGTTTTCCACTCCTCCACACTGGTAACCCAATCCATAGGTATTGCAATTTCCGCATCCCCCTCTTCCACTTCACCCCTGTCATTTAACAAAACGTGCGGGCATAGCAAAAGACGCCGCTCGTCCTGATGAAGAATCACACCACACGACATAACCTCTGCCTCCTTTGTCTCCTTCATTTCTTCAACCGAACGCCAACCACTACGCGTCCCGCCACACGCATCACGCCACTTGACCAAGAAAATCCTCGGCATCATCTCGCTATCCCCCCAGATATAAGATAGAGTTGGTTCTTCTATTGAAGTAGACTACTACAGTACTGAGGGGGAAGCCGATATGGGATTGGCAATTGATTCAGAAAAAAGAGTGGATGTCGCCAAACTGCTAGAAAGTAGCGAAGACTTCCGCGATTTCGTAGCCAATGCCCTGCAAAACGAAATCTGGATGGGCGACGAACAAAGCAAACACCTCATGGGAACCCTCATGGCCGACGACGAACAGGAATTCATCACGTGCCTTTGCCAGATCGGCTTCATCGTCTACACCGATTACCTCATCGAAACCCGCGATCAGTTCAAGCACAAGAACTTTCACTGATGCGACACTGCTACGTCTGCAACCGATGCGGTGTGCCTATCACCAACGCCCTGTGCGAAAACTGCCACAAAGACCGCAAGGACAAACCCGTCAAAATGCAAATTGCTGAACACTTCCTAGCCTTGATCCTCATGACAGGACTCACGGCCTACGTCGCTATCTTTTTATGAGCGACCGCACAGGCGAACTGCTTATCGGGGCGGCGAAGGTCATGGCAGGGATACTCATCATCCTCATAGCGTCATGCGCCTTCGTCACCTCACACGACCCGCAATGGGAATGGCCGCGAGACTTGGAGCAAGGGAGAATAGACCACGGGCCACGTATCACGGACCACGGGTCTTAATTTCGCTTTCTATATAGTGTTTTCCCAGAGAAATAAAAAATAAAAAAATAAATTCTAAATGCCCGTAACGGGCGTAACCGCGTAACCTTGCCCTGAAAGCCGCATAAACCCTGGATTTCTTCGTTACACGGGGGTTACACGGGTATACGCCACTTATGTTCAAGCTTGTTAATCAAGCTATCCATATTAGGGGCCTCACGATTCAAAAAAATTATTTTTATTTTTCTGGAAAATATATATATAGGGAGCCAAATTAAGGTATGGTTAGCGGGACTTACTCACATACCGAGGTATTCCTGTGACGAAGAAAGCCAAGCGGTACGCCAAGGTGTTGGACACTAAGGCGGCGGCACTTCCTGAAGCAAAACGACAGCAAACCAACCGACCACCACTGGCACAAAAGCGTTTGACCAGAAGGCAAGAGCTTTTTG